ACTCTCAGAAACAACGAGGTGGTGCGTGTCATGGGATCTAATCAGGGTTACCCCCTTTCAGAACTCGTACATGACATTGTCGGAACGGTTGTGGGTCTCACTAAGGATCGCGGATATAAACTGCGGTTCATAGCTAATCCCCACCGTCTGATTCAACTTGCGTTGAGTAGACTGAAGAATGCCTTCGAGATTGTCTTACGACAAATGCCCGAATCCTCGGTTTATGACCAGGGATCAGGGATCTCTTGGGCTCAATCGAAGTTGCTACAGGGAAACCGTCTCTGGTCAATTGACTTGAGCGCGGCGACGGATAATTTTCCGTTCTCCCTGCAGGAAAGCGTCGCCAGGCAGCTCTTCGGAGATGCTCTGGAGCCGGATATAAATCTCTGGCGTGACGTTGTCCATTCCACATGGACTACCCCTGTGCCCCTCGTTCCCAAATCAGAATTACAGGGAATTAGGGTCTTGGACTATCCAACCGTTTCTTACGGTAGGGGGCAACCCATGGGAGTCGCACCTTCTTTTGCAGCTTTCACCGTTTCCCACATTTCGCTCATTCGAGCGTTAGGAGGAAATTCACACACTTTTAGAGTGCTAGGTGATGATGTCTTGATAGCGGATGAAGATCTCTATAAGAGATACCGCTTAAGTCTTGACCTCCTCAATGTTCCAATTAGTCCAAGTAAATCGCTCTTTGGAGCGGAGCTTGGAGAGTTCGCCGGTCGGCTCGTGGACCAATTTGGTCCCTGGCCTGTTTTCAAAGCCGGCAAGTTAAGTATAAGGTCTGATCCATTGGGCCTTATACGGCAGTATGGTACGCGTATCTTAAAGGGTAAGCTGCCTCTGGGAAGGTTCAAAAAAGAGTTGATTAAGTTCTTCTCTAGTCTTCCCGGATACGGTTTTGAATACTCCTTGGACGATGATGTCTTTCGGTCGTTATCACTCGACCAGTTGGCCATCCTCTATCCTGAAAAACGTCCAGAACCGCTACCACTTGGTAGTGCGAGACCGGTCGTGCAGTATGCGCTATCAGGCGTTACGCCTAATCAGCCGATTTTGGAGCCGGGGCATAGAATGCTGGGCTTTATCGGAGAACTCCCTGCCACTAATGAAAAGGTGGTAGTAGAGCATCTGAATATTAACGCATCGGATCCGGATTCAAAAATGATTCCGGAGATCCGTGAACTCTGGCTTAAAGGAGCCGGGAGAAATCCCGACCCCATCAGGGCGTGGGCGGAAGAACCGTCACTCCCTTTTAGCCTGCTAAAGAGAATTTACAAGCGCGTTTTTCGCGTCTAA